GATAACCATTGCTTCTACTTGCAGTTTCGTACTCGATATCAGGCATTGTGTCAAATAGATTGCACATAGCCTCACACAAGCCGTACTTACGACTTCCTGTAATTAGTATCTTCTTCATAAATTATTATAAATTTCAATAAGTACATTTTTGTCAAAACTACCATTATCATCTAATGATGCTAATTGTGAAACGACAATTTCATCTATTGTTTCGAAATGTATTTCAGCACCAGTATCGTTTTCATGTTCGTTGCTTTTGAGTGGCACTAATGTTACATCTCGTAACTTATATGTTTCTACAAATGTATCCTTAATAAAATTTGCTTCTTCGTAAGAAATATCAATATCTAGTGTTATCTTTACATTTGTTTTAGGTAATAGATATTCGTCTGGTGCATCTAATAACGTTGATAGTGCTATTGTTCTGTACTTTGGTGCATCTTTCCAAGTGAAGAACTCTGGTTCTTTATCCCACTCTAAGTACATCCAACCTCTATCGTCATCCCAGTTGTCTGAGAAGTTGTGAGGGAACGCATTACCAATATAAATTACATTGTCTTTTACTTGACGTTTGTGAAAGTGTCCAGTAAATACATAATCTTGATTCTTGAACATATTGCCTTTTAACCCACCGGTGTCTGGCATTTCTATCATTGCATTGAGTTGAAATGTAGGTAACTCTAAATGAGCAAATATGTATTTTGATTCTAATCTGGGAATTTTCTTCCATTCGTCACCGACTAACCATGGAACAATTCCAACATCGCCTTCTACGAATGTATCTCTGACTAAGACTACATTAGGAAGGTCGTCAATGAATTCCATAGAATTCACATCACGGGTTTCACGATAGAATAGGTCGTGATTGCCCAAGATGATATAAACTTTTTCGAATGCTTTGCTTAGTCTACGTAGACCAGCAAGACTATATTTCATCGTTGATATGTTTAGACTTGACCTGTTGTGATGCCAATCGCCTAAGAATATACAAGTTTCACAATCTCTTTTCTTTGCGTCTTCTATAAACCAATCAACGAAATCTAAACAGTCTTCATTGTGTTGTTTTGCGTTGTTCTTCATACCCCAATGGATATCTGTAAAACAAGCGGCCTTTTTGAATAGGTTATTAGTCATTGTCGGCATAAATCTCTTTAATGGTTTCTGTTGGAATAGCATCGTCTGTAATTTTTGTTTTTACGACTTTCTGCCAACGCTCCTGAGATTTCATTTCGTGTGCCAGTTGTCTTGTCCAACTTGGCGCCTGTCCTGCTTTTTCGAGCAAGTCATCACGTATGCCTTGATTTTTCTTTTCTATGTTGAGTACACGAGTGAATGAATTGTTCACTACTGTTGTGTAGTAAGCAAAGGGATTATCACTCTTATCTTCGTTAAATTGTAATCCAATCTGTGCTAATTGTAGTAATGCTTGACCACGCATTTCATCAATATATGTATATCCACGCCAGTTAGACCTCTGCGAGTATCTTTCTACGAGTTTGATATACATCGTTGCCAATACGGCTGTGATTTTACCAGTACTTAAATCAAATTCTTTCTCTTTATTATGATGCGATATTCCAACTTCATTGAGTGTCTTATCTACATATGTATAATGTCTAAATGCAGGAAATGGTAACTTTACTTTGTGGTCTGCTGGTGTCTTTGGGTTTGCTTTACGACCCGGTTCATCAGGTATATGGTCGAATCCCATTACACGAAATACAATCTCGTCTTCCGTGAAAGAAGCAGGGTCAACTTCAAAATCTACCTGTTTCTTCTTTTTATCCTCATTAGCATCCCAAGCCAACTTCTGTAAACGTTTTGCTTTGTTTTGTCTTGCTTGTTCTACTGCATCAGGGATTTCGTTAGTTGAATACAGTATCATATCATGCTGGTGATGTTTATCTCTATCTTCAAACCAACAATAGTTTGACTTAGAGATATGTATCTGTTTCAACATATCCTTGTTATTTAAGTAGTTTTGTCGTCTTGCCATAGTCTATTCTCCTAATATTACAACAATTATAACATAAAAACTTGATGGTTGTCAAGTATATAAACACTATATATAGTAAAAAGTTGCTGGTTCAGAAACTTCGCATATAATACAACGATAAATACTGTTATAAAGATTTAGGAGAAAAGAGTCATGGCATGTCCATACTACACAAAACAACCAGTATACTTAGAAGACCCTAGTGGTAGATTCGACAATATCTTACCGAATGAAATAGGCGACCTAGACAAGATGAGAGATTATGAAGGTCCACAAAATAGATATGTGAAGAGCATGAAGAAGCAAACAACAAGACTTAACTTTCCGTATACGCCCACTACTTCTATAATTAATAGTTCAAACTATAATCAATATGACTTGACTCATAGTAACTTTCAACAACGTGCGTTCGATTATCATACGAATATGGAAGTCAACATAACAGCACCAATGATTGTTAGAAGTGTTGAAGAAGCAGAATATGTATTCAGAGCGGCTACTTGGATTAGAAGTACAATGAAAATGTCATGGATGAAAGATAAAGACCCTGGTATGCCACCACCGATATTGAGATTTAACGCACACGGAATATATGAAAATGTGCCATGTGTTGTTCGTGACTTTACTTGGAACCTAGATTCAGATATAGATTATATAGAAATACCAGACCCAACTAAAACTCATCAGACTGATGTAGAAAGCCTGCAAAGACAAGTGGCTATGGGACGACTTGATAAAATGATAAGAGTTCCAGTTACAAATATGTTTGTACTGACATTATCAGTTACATACTCACCTAAGAGTATAAGAGAGAAATTTAGTGTTAAAGATTATCTTTCTGGCAATTTAAAGGACCAAGGCTATGTATAAAGAAGAATCACCATGGAATAGAACAGCAATCATAGACGATACTGTACTAGATATAATGAAAAAGAGGTTCATCTATAAAGACCCATATGATGAAAGTTATACTATACCTCAAGAATTTGACGAACGTCCAGATTTGTGCAGTTATGAGATGTATGAGACTGCAAAATATTGGTGGGTATTTGCTACTAGAAATCCAGATATTATAATTGACCCTATCAGAGATTTTTCTGCTGGAACTATTATTAGAATACCAAGCAAAGATAACATTAGTAATATGGTGTAAAACAATGGATAATACTGCTGTAACTGCCCTAAAAGATATTGTAGATAATCACGCATTCATTGAAAATCCTCTTGATGTATTTGATTCCTATACCTACAACTTAGAGTGGTTTGTATGTGACCGTAAAGCAACAAGAGAGTTTCAATTAGAAGAAGCATTCAATATGCAAACAATTGTTAACAATGCTTGGCCAACTCCAGACCACAATTACATAACAATAGCAAGAACCGGTGTCACTACTGAATTCACAATAACAGATTTATCAGTAGAGTCTGTGGGTGTGGGCAATTCAGATTACAGCAAGATTGCTGGAACAGCCGATAAGTTATCTTTCACAGTTACTCAAGTTGGAAATACAAGTCTAGCAGACACTTTACAAACTGTAGTCGCACTATGCGGATTCAGTTCTATTGCTGATGCTGAATATTTTGTTAAAATTAATTTCGTAGGTCATGGTAAAAACGGCAAAGTAATACCAATTCACCAAACAAAAGTTATACCATTCAAAATCACAGAGTATCAACAGTTGAGTACTACAACTGATATAAGAGGAACAACTACTGTAATTAGAGGACAAGTACCTGCTGATAAGGTTGTAATGGATGGTTCTATTTCAAAGACTCAGCATAACTTTGCGTTTGTAACTTTACCAACTTTAAAAGAGACGTTAGATAGTTTTTTCGAAAAATTAAATGAAATTATTAAATTAAAAGACCCAAATGTTGATTATAATATGAAGCACACGTATAAGTATGCGTTCTCTGACCAATTTATAAAAGAAGGCTGGGACAAAGGTAGTACCCAGGGATACTCACTCGTAATCGGCAAAAACATGCAATCGAAAGGCGTTAATCAGGCAAAATCATCGGACAGTATCTCACCTGGTTCTCATATCTATAGTATAGTAGAAGAATTATGTATGGCCTCTGACAAAATTAAAGCAGAAGCAATAAAAGATAATGAAACCTATTCAAAAATATTAAAAATAACTCCGCATCTGATTATTAAAAGTGAAGGATATAATCCGGTCAAAGGCGAACAAGCATATGACGTTGAATTTTTTATAGACTTTGAACGAAAAGTGGTTATACAAAACATGCCAGACCATCTAAACAAGATAAAACATGCCAAAAAAATGGTCGAATCTATATTCGCAACTGGACACGTAAATAAAAAATACGATTATCTTTTTACTGGAAATAACGACCAAATATTAGATTTCAATATTTCGTTAGATGCAGAACTGACAAAACTGTATACAGTACCAGACGATAGTTGGGCATACGAACATTTTAAAAAAGATGGAAACGACAGTATAGTGATATCTGAAGACCACCAAAAGGTGATTGACCTAGCGGAGAACCACTTTACGATTGCAGAGGCGAATTACAAAAAACAAGAAAAAATTGCAACAACGGCACAAAAAGAGTATACCGATACAAAGAATAATTATAGAAAAAGATTAATACAAGAACTTGTAAATGCAGGTATCCTTGAAGGTGGAATGTCACCAGGACACATAGATAAACTTTATGGTGGTTATACATGGCTAGAGTTAGCAAATATGGTCACCATGATAGATAATCCTAAACCAAAAGGAGGTGGCAGAAGTGGGGCGATAGGCGTAAACTATCAACCAACATTATGGCATATTGGTGAATTTAATATTGCTGAAGCCGATAAGAGAATAAAAGCATTAGAATCAGAATCAAAAAAACAAAACAAAATTCTTGCAGAGGGTGGAACAACACTAAGCGAAGCCAAAGTTGACAGATATGATGCATACGCAGGTGCGATGGCTACCAACCTTAATATATCGCACAACAAAGATTACACCGAATGGTCAGAAAACGTTTTCAAAAGAGTTAGAAAGAATAGTACTAATAGCAAAAAACTGATACTTGCTGAAGAACTAGGAAGTGACTATGTGAATAGACTATCCGATGAAGATTTTAAAATTATACTTAAATCACAAGCAAGTAATCCAGTTACATTCAGAAGATTAATCCAGGGTATGGAAAAGGGCACACAACAAATCGCACATGATTCAGGCGCAGATGCAACAAATGTTGAAATGGCAAGAGAAAAATATTACGAAGCAAAAGGCGGCAAATTGAGTATGCAATTTGTAGATATGACTATTAAAGGTGACCCTTTTTGGTTAGAAGGATATATGCCACCAGCAAAGAAAAAAGAAATATTTAAAAACAATGGTTCTGAATTGCAGTTAAATCTACATACTAAAATGAATGGTTTCCCTCATCTAATATTAAATTCAGGTATAGCAAAGGGGGTTGACGAAAATGAAAACGTTAAGACTAGAACTCTCATCTATAGTTTGTATGCGGTAAGAACAATCTCAAGTAATTTTACGAATGGAATATTTACACAGACATTGAACATGGTGAAAAATGTTGAAGCGGACAGATTCCCATCTGAGGCTGGTGCAGTTGTTAAAATGAATGAAGTTGGTGATACGAACTATCCTGGACATAATCACCACGACGGAATGCCTATTGTTGACAAAGAAGTAGTATTGGAAAATATATATGTAGGAGACTATAAAGGAGTAGTAGTCACTGGTGCAGATGGTGTTCATAGAGATGTACTTGGACGGGATTTGAACGGATACTATTATGTAGATGGTCCAGGAAAAATGGAATCCATTGACGTTATTCAGGAAAGAATGCAAGCCGCTCTGGCGGCAGAAGGTGGAGGAACACTACTAGACTGGTTTAAAGAAAATAGTATAGTAAACTCATTAGGAAAAACGAGAGCGGACCAAATTGAAAATGAAAATGAAAATTTAGATAACAAAACAGAGAGTATTAAAACCAATACCACCAATATGGTTGCAGGAAATCCTCCAGTAATTAATTACACTAACGATGGAATTATTAGACAAGCAGAGGCGGCGCATTATCTTCAAGACCACGAAAAGATAAAAAACCTATGCTCAGGAGGTGAGCAAACTAGTTGTGACCAATTAGAAAATTCTAAAAATGATATATTAGCACCGTTTGGACTAACCACGAATGATATAGGAAAGTTATCAACAGCAACAACAATGAACAATGCGATTAATACTGCAATAGCCGGTGGGGCAGTCGTAAGTCAACATGAAGTTGCAATGTTGCAACATACTGCTGGAATTCCTCTTAACATTACAGGACATGACCCAGAAGATATAGAACGAATAATCAGAGAAGAAACAAACGAAAGAACACCAACGTATCATTTTAGTTCTCTACCATTGGGAGCAAGTCTAGACAATGCTATTTTGTCTGGAGAGAAGCCACTTAATGTCGAAGAAACAGAAGATGTAAATATTAATACAGATGCTAAAACGTGGGATGAGAAAAAAGCATATGACGACCAAATAAGATATCCAAATTCAAACAACGATTGGAAAAATACTCATTGGTTTAAAGAAAAAGTTAATGAAATAACAGACGAGTCTTGTCCTAAAGAAAAATTTAATCCAGATACAAGAAGATTAGAATGTACAGGAATTAAAGAAGGAACACTAATTCAAGATGAAGTAAGTGCAATAAATTCTAAAGTTGATGAACTTGATGAGATTATATTTGCCGGCTCATTAAGAGACCAGCATGGTGCTGGATTAATACCCGACTTACTTGCGAAACAATCTCTATGGACAGATAATGCAAATGAAATGCTTAATAATCAGTTAGATAATAAAGACTTAGTTCTTAATGATACAGATAAGGCTTTAATAAAAAATGCGGTAGAGGACAAAATTAATTCTTCTGTAATGTTAGATTCACTTACTGATGACGAGTATCAAAAAGCCGCTGGTTTAGTTAATGATATCAATGCTATCAATTCATCAGCAACAGATGGAAGTCATCGTAGTGACTTGACCACTGCTGCCTATGTCGGTCAACTTCAACATGAATTAGAGACCTTATCAGCAGACGCAACTCTATCCAACACAAATCTAGATGGATATTATTTTGATAATACATATCGAGATGTAGAAGTTAAAAATCTAGAAGAACTTGAATTACAGATGGCAATAAAGGACCTTACTCTACCAGCAGAAAATATGACTAGTGTGGCAACTATGGTAGATTCTAATGGAAATACAACTTATATTCCAATAAAAAATCCAGTTGACCAAATTGAGGTCGACCAAGCACCAATCTTGGTAAAAACAGACATTAACACTGCGGATATTATATTACCGGGAAGTTTAACAAACTCAAGATTTTCCAAGGATTATGTAGGAGGTGTTGGTTGGCGATATGCAATGCAGAATCCTGATAAGGTTGACCAATATAGAGAGGCTAAAAAGATATATCAAATATTAGTTAGTAGTGATTATGGAGACATGACTACTGTGACTGACGATTTGGGACAGAATATTCAAGTTAAAGACTTTAGTAACATTGGACCAATTACATATACTGACGCAAACGGAGTTTCACAAACAATTAGTAATCCTAGTTCATATTTTGGCATACATACGACTACATACAATGATATAAATCCATCATATGCAAGTGACTATAATGCTTTAATGGGAAAAGTTGCAGATTTATTTCCAGATATCATATCAGGACAAAAGAGCCAACTTATAAATGGTAAACTTCCTAAAGATAATGATGGCTCACTTATGTTAACATTAACAGGCGATAAATTTTATATCGACAAGTAATAAAGGAGAAAAATATGCCAGGTAGAGGAAATTCATTAGTAACTGCACTTAACAAAGAGAAGAATTCATCAAAAGTTCTTGGCCATCTAGGAAATGGCGTATACAAGGCTGTTGTTATTACGGAAAACTCGATTGGTGAGAAATTTATTGACCCTACAGGACAAGGCATTATAGCCGCATATGTTCCTGCATTAGGAGATAGTCCAGACGAGCCAAGATATTTTAGACATGCACAAACAGGTGCATTGTTTAATGTTCCAGTCATAACAGGCACTACAATTCTTGTGTTCTTCGCTGATAATGGTAACTTAACAGAGGGATTTTGGTTTGCAACATCGACTGATATAGTTGACATAGTTAGTGGTGGTGCTTCTGGAAAAGCAAAAGTTGATGGAAGTGGCTTGGGTGAAGGTCTTTTTTCTTATGTACCAACAATGAAATCACCAAAAGACCAATACGATGTAGAATTGGAGGCCAAAGAGATACCAAACAGTGCAACAAATAAAATAATTGCTGACCAGGGAATACTTTCTGATGAGTTAAGAGGAACAACAACTACAACTCCTCGTAGAGATGCCGCATATGACCAAACACAGCATTCTAAAGTTATGGGAATCAAAGGACCAGGCGGCTCTTCTATCTCTATAGATGAAGGAAGTATTAGTGACGAAGGAACAATTCATCCTGAACAAATAAGAATAACAACGGCATCGGGTGCTTCTATTGTATTAGATGGCGGTAATGATACTATTTACGCAATAAACAGTTCTGGTTCTGGATGGGTAGAGATTGGAGCAAATGGCGAAGTTATGGTATACGCAGAAGGCTCGTTAAATATGAGAACTGAGAAAGACTTCAATGTTAGAGCAGACAAAAATATAAATCTTGAAGCAAAAGAAAATGTTAATATTAAGAGCATCGAAGGCAACACTAAAATTAATTCAGATAAAGAAATACATTTACGAAGTAAAGGCAATACAATGTTACAGACTGAATCAACTCTTAATGTGAATGTTGGAGTTAATGGTTTTGTAACAACAGGTGGCAAATTGCACTTGAATGGTCCAACTGCACCAGAGTCAGAACTTATTCTAGTTACAGACCATCCAGATATGCAAGATTTAGCATGTACAATAGTTAAAGATACTATTGTATCTGAAATGCCAACACACGAACCTTTTGTTAGACCTCATTCTAAAAAATTATCAACAAGCCAATTTGCAATAGATTCTGCTAGTGATAACGGCTTAGCAAGAGCAGGGATGCCCAGGAGTTCTTCTGGAAATCCACATCAATAGGAATATTAGATTATGATATATGATAAACGAAAAGGTTCATTACTAAATTACATTCAATTACCATTGCATGTTATAACTGAGAATGGTACATTCTTGGGAACAGGTTATGATGATGATGATAAACCTACATACATACTATCACATGTAAAAGTAAACTTAGAAAACGTAAAAGATTTAACATTCTCGACAATGAGTAAAGATGCAATTATATTAGATAATACCCC